GTTTCAGGGTCGGAAAACGCAAGTACACCCAGCCCATCTTTCTCCAGAGTCACATCAACTGTGATTTCTACTTCGCTCTTTATTTTTGCCATTGCTAGTACCCCTTGTTATCCAGCGTTTCAAAGTCGGTTTGCAGTTCTGCGAGGTCTACTTCAACCATTCGCCCTGTATCTTTGTCCCAAGCCAATGAGCAACACTCGCCTGTCTCACCCGTCCAACGGTTCTTGAGAACACGCAGAGTGGTGATATGGGCATGAGTGTTATCTTGCTGATTGCGCTCACAGCCGATTACGATATCGCTGAGTTGCCCAAGCGAAGCAGAGCCGCGAAGCTGAGATAATGATGTCTGTGCGCCTTCCTCATGGCCTTTGCCATCAGGTCGCTTGAGGTGGCTGACCAGTATGAGGCCGATATCTAGCTCCTCGACCAACGCACGAAGCTTGGTCATGGTGTTGTCAATCATTCGGCGTTCATCTCCACCTTCGAGGCCACTCACGACAATCGAAATGTGGTCAAGCACGATAAAACTGCATTCGCACCCATTCGCCAGATAGCGGATTTTGCTAATAAGGTTCTCGCTTTCAGTCGAACCCCAGTGGTCATAGAGGTAGACACGCCCAGTACCCAAGGTGCTGTCGAAGGCTTCTTTCATGTCCTTCTCAGCCACATCCTTACAACCCAAATGCAGGGGCAGGTTTACGGCAATCGACATCAATCCAAGCGCAGTTCGGCGCACACTCTCTTCGAGGGCGATGTAGCCAATAGTCTCGCCTTGGGTCAGAAGGTAGTGAGCAAACTCACGGCATAGCTGTGACTTGCCTATGCCAGAGCCAGCAGTCACCGTGACAATCTCTCCACGCCGTAGCCCAAGGGTCTTCTGGTTCAGCCCATCGTAAGGGTATGGAAACGACTTGGTGTTGTCTTCGCGGGTCACAACGTCCCAAAGGTCTGCACCATTCAGGATGCCATCTGGTCGGAACTCTTTTGCTCCCCACATGCAGTTGATAAGCTCGTCCACCTTGCCTGCTACCAGCATTTCGCTGGCATCTTTGAGGGGCAACTGGGCAATCTTGGCCTTGTTTGGTGGGAGCAGTGCCGCGCATTCTTTCGCCGCTTTGCGACCAGCGTCATCATTGTCAAACATAAAAACGACAGTCTCAAACTTGTTGAGCCACTCTAGAGATTCTTGGATGTCTCTTTTCGCTCCTGCCGCGCCACGCTTGATGCTCACGCAAGGCCACTTGTTGCCCATAGCCTGCGATAGGCTCAAGGCATCAAGTTCACCTTCTGTGATGGTGACCATCTTTCCACCGTCCCGCCACAGGCTCTGCCCATACAGGCCAGCCTGCTTGCTGTCTCCAAGGAACAAAAAGTCCTTGTTGGGAAAGCGTAGTTTCTGAGCGACAATGCTCCCAGAAGCGTCCGTGTAATTAGCTACCTGAACGGTCTGATTATTGTAAGACGAAACTGCGTAGTTCCACTTCTTACATGTCTCCAGCGACAACTGCCGCTTTTTAAGTGCGCGGGGTTCACCCGCTTCAATTAGGTTCGTCAATTTAGGTTCTTTCGGTTTGCTAGGCGTGAAGCCGCTGTTCGAGTGGTAGCCGCACACAAAGCAATAACCGTGACCGTCATCATACAGCGCAAAGCCGTCTGACGAGGGGCAACTTGGACAAGCTACATGCTGAACGAACTCGCTATCGTTTGTTTCCACCATTCTTCCACATCAAATGAAGGACATGCTTTTGATGAGTGTTTGTTGTGACCTGTGACTTCCGCATGTGAATATGGAAGTAGTAAGTCTTTGATGCACTCTTCGAGGCTTGCCCATTGTTCATCGGTAAAGTTACTTTCGGGTTCGCCTTCCGCATTAACACCACCAACGAGACAGACACCCACGCTCGTGGAGTTCAGTCCACGGCAATGCGCGCCGATTTCGTCTAGCTCTCTGCCCTCTTGGATGTCTCCATCGCGGGTGATGACAAAGTGGTATCCGATTTTTCTCCAGCCACGCTGGCGATGCCATTTATCAATCTCCTTCGCACCCACATCCATAGACGGGGGTGTGGCAGAACAATGAATGATGATGTAGTCAGTATCTTTTCTTTTAGCCATTTGGTTTTTTCTCCTTGACCCACTCTTCTGGGACTTTTCCTTCTGCATACAGGAATCCGTATCGCTCACACCATTCGGCGCAAGTGAGTTTGCTTCCTTGAACACGGACACTAGCTTTCTGAAACACGAACCGAATGTCTTTGTCGGGCTGTTGCTTTTTGATGAGCTTGTGTTTGCGCTGGTCAGCAGATTTGAAATAACCTTTAGCTTCACAAATAATACCATTGGGAAGGATGAAGTCTGGGTTGTAGTTTCGCTCCACGATGTACGGAATACGCATTGTTTCGTATTCGTAGTCGGGACAACACTCACCCAGAGCTTCTGCTACCGTTTCCTCAAATTTAGAACGGAACTTAATAGTCGCCGTCTGCTTCTTCGTTTTCTTCTGAGAAGATGTCTTCGTCTTCTTCATCATCGCTCATATCCGTGTTGTCATTATTATTATTTGCTTCAACAACGAAGTTGCCTTCTTCTTCGCCAAAGCCGAATCCACCGACTTCTGCGTTCACGAGGTCAACAATCTGGACAGCCTTCAGGCGTAGAGATGCTCCAACACCAATACTGGGAACATCGTAGCCATAAGGCTCGAATGCAATCTTGATGCGTGAGCCATTACCCACGATGAGTTGCTCAACAAGAGGCTTGCCTTTGCAATCAAACACCTTGGGTTGCATCTTCATGTCACCCTTCTTGGTTTTGATGACCGCCTTCTGTTTAAACTTGAACTCAATCTCACCAGTCTCATTGCCTTCGGCATCCGTGGCTTTGAAGTAAGGCTTGGGTGCAAACTTCTTCTTCTTAGATGTAGAAGCTTCCATTGTTTCTTCGATGGTGTTGTCGATGACCTTGACCAAGGGTTTGGCATCTGACTTCGACATGCGAAGGTTCACTTGGTACACACCGTTCTCGTCAAATTTCGTATCAGGTGTGAAGATGTAGGCATAATAAGCCGTGCCTAGCGGGGTAGTTACTGTAGCCATTTTGTCTTTTCTTCTCCATTTCGACATCCGTTACTGGTAACGGTTTATGACATCTATAATGTCCACTAATGTGTAATATACAGTAGTGGATAACTAAGCGAAAAAGTAATCGCTCTTCAGGACTTCTTCAATACTGAAGTCGCCCCTTTCGGGTGGTGTTGGCACTTCTTCAAGCACCTCTGCCGCCGCTCTTTGGAATTGTTCTAAAACATCGTTGTCACGATACAACTCCACAAAGGCTTCACGAGTCGCCGCGAACAGCGCATCGGTATCACAGGCGTGAGTACCATACGAGTCATGTATCATCGCAAAGTCTTTGATGCCTAGCTTCACACACCGATTGATTGTTTTCGTCATCGCTGACGAGTCCATCGAATGCACGAAGTTCGGACTACTACCATTGACTGCCCTACGGCGGTCAGTCTTCTGGTGGTTTGGCTCACGCAGACTAGGCTTGATAAGCGTGTTATCAATCGTAGTCGTGATGCGCCGTGACCGCATCTCTGGGTACATTTGATGCACCAGAAAGCCAGTCGGGGTTTCCCAAATCAGTGGGATATTCTCACTGGACACAAGATAGCTTACTTCTTGAAGCCAGTCCATCACTTGCCGTGCCGACTGAATGACACCGCCAATGGCTTGCCAAACGAACTCCGACAGGTATCGGCTAGGCTCGAACAGGTCATCGCCCCACGGGTTGGTATGACCCAGTTCAATACGCTCTTGGATGTAGTCCTCAATGTACTGGCGTGTGGAGTATAGCTGACCACCGTATGGTACGACCATCACAGGCCGCTTGGTTGTCTTACGGTTGACACCAAAGTCCAACCACTGACGAGCCATCGGGTCATCCTCGCGCTTCAACATTTCAATCACAGCATCCGCCACATCTTGGTAGATGTCCTGCGGCACATCTGAGTTACGCAGGTTCGTTGCAAGCGCACCACGGGTGTCCCGAAGCATAGCTGAGAGATGCTGTAGGCCGTTGTTAGAACCGTCAAGGGACACAGGCAGGTAGCTGACCCCACCATCGACCACACACCGCTTCCATTCGTGACAGAACGCTAGGAAGCACCAAGGCTTGTCAGCATCAGTCCACTCCCGCGCCGCGAATGGGTCACGGGCATAGGCCAGTATGTTTTCTTCATTCTCTTCAACCCACTTTACGCGGTCATCGAATGAGACTTTGTCATAACCAAAGACATTCGCGCCATGCACAGCAAGCCAATATCGGCCTCTGTCGCCCAACGGTTTCCCATCTCCAAACTCCAGCAAAGCACGCGCATAGTCTGGGCCTTGGGGCGATAGGAAACTGCTGGTCACATATTTGCGTCCACGGAAATCCATTTGGTACACAAAGAAGAACTTCTCATAGTCAGCGAACTTTTCAGCCATGTTCATCGTCCGCACCAGTTGCATCCGCTTGCTGGTCATCCGCGCATTTGCCTGATGGACACGAGAGGCCGCATGTTTCCATTGAACGAAACGACCAAGCTGGGCTTCGTCCATGTCCGACTTCTTGATGTTAGGAAATGGCGATGGGGGCAATGGGAACGGATTACGGGCTGGTAGACCGCCCCAGTCCTCTCCACTCTCCCAGCACTGTTGCATCACATCAAGCACCCACTGGTTCACTCGCCAGCCTGTGTTCTGCAATGCGTTGATGGCATCATATTCTTCAGGCATCTCATGGAACTCAAGCTCATCGAAGTAACGCTTGTTGGTTGTTTTGACCAGCGGAAGCGGGTGGATGTGATTGCTGTGGTATCCACCAGAGAATGGGGATGACCACGGGCGCGGTGGGATGACACAAGGCATGAAGCGAGGCGACAAAGCCTCACTGCGCTTGTTCACACGGCTCACCCAGTCCAGCGTTTCATCTGTGGCTGTAACGTGGAGCATTCTACGGTTACGCCCGTAAGTGTGCGTGACGAGCTTGCAGATGCCTGTGGATTGGACAATCAGGTCAATGACCTTACAACCCAAGTGCATCTTCTCCTGTTTCGACCACGGCTCGTATTCGATGAGAGCTTTCTTGTTCATCGTGTGGATGATTGCGTACCGCCGATACAGGCGATTGGATGTTCTTTTGTTTACATCACGAGCAATCTTGTTGAACCACTTCGGTTCTTGTTCCTTGAAACAGCCAAACTTAAATTCGTCTTCTAAAGCTCCAGCAATCTTCATTGCGACTTTGGTCAGAGAGTGCTGGTGGCTGATGCCATCCATCACAAACTTGAGGCCAAGATAAGCGGCTACTTCTTCGTCTAGCATCTTGAGCAGGTATGCGGCAGACGCTCCACGGGATGGCTTGCCGTTAAAGCTATCGTCAAGAAAAGTCTTGATGGCTTCGGTGACGGCATCGACAGACTGCTTCATTGCAAGAATGCCATAAAGGGTGTTGCTTTCGCCGCCGCTTGCCACAGCTTTGGCTACTTGTGATTTATAGTATTCAACGCCTGTTGAGCGCATCTCACTTTCTAACTCGTATTGTTGTTCAATGAGTTTCATCTAGTCTCCTTTGGCAAGCGGCATACAGACCGCCATTCTGCCAGTTGTGCTTTCAGTGTTTATTCTGAGAGCAGTTTTCATGCACTCATATGCAGACATGTCCAGTTGAGCTTCAACAGGGTGAAGGCCGTTCTGCATCTCTAGGAATACAATCAGGATGTATTTCACAGCCATCTATAGGTTTCCTCTAGGGTACTACTACCTACGTTTCCTATAACATCTATAGTGTCCATAATGTGGCACAGCTTAGTGTAAGTCTTACGTTTCGGTATATGTGTTGTCGATAAAAGACCGTTACTGGTAACGGATTGATTTGTCTAGTGTTTCGGGAATATGCAGTTTGGTAAGGGTTGGACTTTAGTTTTTAAGGGTGGTG